TCACCGGGAACCATGTAAAAAATAGATGAAACTGGAGAAATAAACAATGCCCCAGCATTAAATGCAGAGAATGCGCCAAGTGCGAATCTTGATCCATTTTTATAAATAATTGAATGAGAAGTAAAGGCTGTTGTTCCGCTTTGTATAGCAACTCCTGCAGACCCAGTGAATAAATAATATCCAGCTATCGGTGCAGTAAATCTAGAATTTGAGAAATTATTATTTGTGTCAAAGTCTTCAACTAATGTTATCTTGTTATCATTAGTTCCAGCAGCATATGTTTGTTGAGCTGCAATTACAGCCCTAAACGCAGGCCCATTCCCCACCACATTCGTACCTAGCTTCGCTTGGGTGACTGCGCCAGACTCAATCTTTGCGGCGACAACCGAGTTGGAAGCAAGTTCATTAGAGGTAACCCCGCCAGCATTTACGGCAAGTTTTCCCGGTGACACAACCTGCAAGGTGGTTCCTTGGATTGCGTCACCAGTAAATGTAGTCTGGTCAATAATGTTATTCAGCTTAGAACTGGTAATTGTGTCAGTTGCTTGAAAGGTATAGGTTGTATCTAGGACTCCCATATTATTTTTGTGATAGAATTTGTCTGTTGGTAATGGAACCCGCCACTTGAATAGAGTGGATCTTAGGTGAACCGATAGTCCTTGTCAATGTGATAGTCCCAGTATAGCCCCGCTGACCACCAAGTCTGCATCGGATGCTTGCGGTCTCGGCCTCGCCAGATGTGCTAGGTGATAGGATCTGCCCACCAAGGAATGTGGTGGTAGTTCCAATGCTTTCTGCCGAGTCTGGGTCTTCTGTGGCAAACGCGATGTCGTACTCGCCAGTTTCTCCAGCTAGGTTCTGCATTTGAACTTGCGCGTCAGTGAACCTTTTGCGCTCAAGGGTCTTAAAGTCGTACCCACGGCTAGTCACATACGAGTTAATCGTGGGAGTGACTACATTTGTGTCCTCATTTGTAACGCTCAAGCGGTCTACGGAAGAGTCGGAGGCATCAATTTGGTGCAATCCACCATTGGAGCTAACGGCATATAGGTTATTACGAACCCCAGCACTTGCCGTGATGAAGTTTTTAATCAGAAACCTAGAATCTCCATAAGTATCCAGCGACTCCCAACCCTTGTTCAAGAAGTTGTAGATTAGAATCGCGTTATTTCCACGGGCATCATTACCTCCAGCTACAGAATCCAACGGGACGGCGATGTAATAGCGGTTGTTGAAGTAAACTGCTACCGATTTGTCCGCAAGGTTCTTGTTGATTCGGTCAATATAAGGCTGGATCTTCTTGGAAAGCGGCTCCTCCGTACCACGAAGGTTGTAATCGTTAAGGAAGGTCAGCCCGTAAATGCCCTCGTCGGCCAAGAATAGCATGTTGTCAGCCTGCATGACCACCGTCTTGCGGGCCAAGCACCCAACCTCGCCAGTAAGTTCCTTAACCACGGTGTCAGACAGGCTTCCTTGGGTCCGTGCCACAAGGTGGATGCTATTGCGGTTTAAGACCACCAACGAGTCCTCGTAGAACCCGTGCATCGCAACCACATAGTCGGCAGTGCCACCAGTAATACGGAACTGGTTCTCGATCTGATCGAAGGTCGTGGTGTCCAGTAGGTCGGAAACCGCGATCTCGTCGGAAATCTTCCTGCTGGTGTAGACTGGTGCGCTAAAAGTGCCAGATTGGGAGTAGTAGAACGGAACGAACAACCTGCGCTGGAAGTATGTAGCCCATGGCGCGCCGGGTTGGTGCATAAACCCACCGCCTTCTGTGAACCTGCCGCCAAACTCAACCTGTCCCGTGCTTCCGCTTGCCGATATGTTGGCGACTGGAGCAAAGAACTGGATGTTGGTTGTGCTTGCGGATGTCACTTGGAACTGTTTACCAACAATCGCGGTAAACTCTGGAATGGCTGTCTCGTAAATTACAACCACATCACCAGCGAAAACCGTTAAATTGCCAGTAATCGTCAAGGAAACCAAACCGCTTGATGCTGTAACATTGGTTCCACTAGAAGCAAATGTCTGTGGCTGAGTGTAAGCACCACCGGGGGACAAGGTGAACCCATCAGTCATTGTGGCCACCGTGGTTACAAATGTGGTGCTAGTAGAAATCCCAGATGCCACAAAGGTAAATGAGTCTTGGTCAACGATTGTTGCAACCGTAAATGTCCCATTTGGGGGAGTGCCTCCAGTGAGTCCCGCAATAACCACGGATGACCCAGCCGTAAGTCCGTGTTCACGAACTCTCATTGTAACCACTGTGTTTGGACTTGCGGTTGCGTTGGATGACGCAGAAAGAATCGCCCTACCATTAGGATACCACTCAAGAGCTTGTTGCCCATCCCGCATGATCATCACCTTGTCGAAGCACTGCAACATATCGCAGCTACTACCAACGGTGGCTCCCACAGGATAAGGGATAGTCGTTGCCGTATAGGGTGTCGTGGAAAGGTCTATCTTCTTCGCCAGAGTCTCCAGAGCAACAATGATGTATTCCTTGTTGGACTCGTTAGGGTCAGAGAACATGCAGGATGCCAACACATCGCTAGCAGCCGCATCGTTTACATTGATCTGTGTAATCCTTGGAGTCGCCCCCAGTGCCACAGCAGTCACCCCAGTAACAGGGAAGGTCAATGTATTCACGGTGGCCGCAGTTACAGCCTTGACCCCATTGTTGTTCGTGCCAGTAAAGGTAATGCCGCTAACCGTAAGGTTGCCAGCCACCCCAATAGCCAAACCATGTCCAGCCACGGTAATCGTTACCACATCGGCGGCATACGACACAGCGGTGATGGCCAAGTAGAATGGGCTTGGAAGGATGTGGAACGGAAGGTTCAACGGAACTCCTCCAGTAGTCAGCACAGGGCTAACAGACACCACGCTCTTGCGCGGCCTCCAGAAGCCCTCCATGCGACCATTAAGGCTTTCCCTTACCTCACCCGGCTCCAACTGGTTGAGCTGCAATCTCTGGTTGACACCAAAGAATCCACGGTCGTTATCGCTGCCGATAGCGTCATCTAACCCACCAGTGGATCGGAACTGCGACATTATGCCCTATAACCAATAACAACACCAGATGTCACGGTAAAGCTGTTGATCGTACCACCAAGGCCAAACCCAGCAGGGATTGTAATGGTGATCAACTTGGAACCAGAATCCGTCAGGTTAGGCGCAGAGATTGCACTCAACACCGTGTCGTTCACAAACTGAACCCAACGGAATGGTCCTACAGCACTGCCACCAGCGTTGTACACTTGTCCACCGCCTTGACCTTGAAGATCGTATGAATCGCCCCTTGGCATAATCGTAATAAAGTATCAACCCAACACCATGTCGGGCATGCTTCTCAAATGCGGAGGGAATCACCATGCGTCAAGGGGGAACTTGTGGGTGTCATTGACCCCCCATTCACCCCACCCCAGTATATAGAGGATACAGAGGATACAGAGGATACAGAAAAAGGTGTGATAGAGAAGATAAAGAAGATTGAGACGAAGTTGAGTTGACATGCAGGGAATGAGCCACTACCATCCAGTCAACAACACCCCCGCCGCCTCTTAGCAATGCGCACCACCGGGGGTTCTTTTATCCTGTGTAGCTCAGCGGCAGAGCGGGTGACTGTTAATCACTAGGTCGTTGGTTCGATCCCAACCGCAGGAGCCATAAGTCAAGCGTAAGTAAAGTGCCACCCACGGGTTCGCGTGCCGAGGACTAAGTGCTCTTGCAGAGGCGCGGGGTGGTAGCGTCAAATTGCGAGGGGAATGCTAACTTGGCAAGTTCCCATTCGGGAACATCGGGGGGGCATGGAGGGGATGTGATGGGGAATGTGCGTGAGCGGGAATAGTTATTTTACTTTTGACAATAGGACTCCTTTTGTTACAATCACCGCATGTCCAACAATTGTGGAACCTACATCGTCAAATGCGGCAACACCGCTTACATCGGATCAAGCTCAAATTTCCAGCAAAGGAAGTCCGCTCACAAGCGTGACCTTGAGCGCGGAATACACCCGAACTCAAACCTTCAGCAAGCTTTTGACGGGTCACAGGACTTCTCGTTCATCCCTCACCAGTACATCACCCCGGTAGACTGCCCAAACGAGCTACGCACCATCCTGCGCCACGCAGAGCAAGCCTTGCTGGACGAGGCCGCAAAATCCAACCTGTGGCTCATCGCCAATGTATCCCAAAACGCATTCGGCCCACACGCAAGACCTGACATGGTGGCAAGGTGGCAAGACCCAGAGTTCCGCGAGCCCATGTCAAAAATGATGCAATCCAGAGTCATTAGCGACGAAACTAAACGCAAGATGTCGCTAGCAAAGCAGGGGGCAAATAACGCCAAGGCTCGTAAGGTCATTGTCACAAACCCAGACAGGTCAGAGACCACCTTCAGCACAACCACCGAGGCCGCGCAGTTCTTCCGAATCTCCCAACAACTCCTGCACCTCATGCTCAAGGGCAAGACCGCTTGGCCGGGTAAGGGGAAGTTCATCCGCAACAAGGAAAACGAGTGGATGGGGGAATACGAGGCTAGGTTGGTGTAAGTTCCACTTTGGGCAATTTTTGAAGGGGGGGTTAATCGCTCCCCCTTTTTTTGCGCCCGGAAAAAACTGACCCCCCCGCCCCGTCCTATTGTTACAAGCGGTGACAAGGCTAGTAATGTTGACTCCTGTTCCACAGGATTCCACAGCATCTATCGGTGTTCCACGAGATTGGGTGTGGAATCTGGTCGTGCTGCCGTGTTGAGTAGCAGGGTGGACACAAGATATGGTGGTGGTGACCCAGCCTCGCGTGCGTGTTGCTGATTCTTTTGCGGAAAGCGCGAACGATTCCCCATCTCTATTCCCCATCCAATCCACTTGATACCAGAATAAATTCCAGTCCCAACTCCCACTTCTCACCAGAATGCCCTGTACGCTCTTTGCCCTATCATATGGAGTCAGCACCCACAAGAAAGCCCCAGACGCTGTGTGAGCGATTCTGGGGCAATCTAGGGGGTATCTGGCGCGGTTTGGTGGAGGATGTTGGCTGTATGGGCTACCCACTAACGGAGCATTGATGAACTTTTCTCCAGTAATGGGGTCAAACAAACTCTTGATACTGTCCGTTCAATCGCAAGGGGAGCACTACATCTCGCCTGCCGTTGCGTAGCTTGCCAACTTTCAACCCATCGTCTGCAATGAATAGGAGAGCGTCAGCGTCCTGTTCGATAGCACGGGACTCTCGCACCTGATTGTTGTCGTTCAGCTGTGAGGCGGAGATGACCGGGCATTGCAGGTGCTTGGCTAGTTGCTTGAGTCCACCAGAGACCCGTGCGACTTCCTCTTCCCGTGATTCCCTGCTTGAGCGTGATCCTCGGATGAGTTGCAGGTAATCGACCACAACCAGATCCAGACTGCCATGCAGGTCGCGGATGCGTTCAGCCTCAGCCGCGATGCTATCGATGCTCTGGTTGGAGCTGGAGTCAATCCACAGGGGAGCCGCGGATATCTGAGCCACACCTGTCTGGATTTTCTGAAGCTCATGTTTGGCTGCGCTTCTGGGCTGGGTAATTGACCCGTAGTTTGTGTGGGTCATGGTCGAGATCAGCCTGCCAATGACTTCGTGGGTCATCATCTCCAGAGAATGGATTGCGACTGGTCGCTGGTCGGAGATGAACTTGGATGCAATCTGGAGCATCAACACGGACTTGCCGCGGCTTGGCTTTCCGGCAATCACCCAAAACTCACCCGGTCTCATGCCACCGCAAATCTCATCCAACTCTGCGATGCCAGTGGACATGCCCGGCAGATCGCCAGAGTTGTAGTCCCGCAGGAGGTTCTCGATGAATTGTTTG